AGACGAACAGCGGTTAGTCCGACTTCGAGTATCGCGCTGTTGATAATGTCGTGATTATCGGTTGCGGTTGTGATTCGAATTAACTCGCTAACGGTTAATTGATGTGGCTGATTGGGGTTTAGCTTGTTACGTAGTACTTGCCCACGCATGCCGCATTCGTTTGCAATCTGTTCTATGTTTTCGATATCTGCAAATCGAACACATGCAGACTCGATTGAACTCTGTTTACTCTCATTTGACTCATACATTGCGAAATTATCCTTATATGCAATGATTAAGTAACAAACCAAGTACGCAAATGAATATAACTGCTTCTGTTTTAACGATTAAAGAGAAGCGACATTTGCGTTTATTCATGCTTGGTTCAATGAATACACCTGTCGAAATCTCTATAAACCCTTGCTGATGGGCGTTTATAGTGATCTCTGGTTGGTTATTGGTTTGATTAGACAAATTTTTGTGCATCAGCTTTCTTAAACAAAGCGACAAGGTTGATGAGTACAGCACCTTTTTCGCTATCTTTTGGCATTATTGGTAGTTTTCCGCTTGTAACGGCTTGATTGATAGCGCCCATCGATTGGCCAGTAGCTTCTGCATACTTCTTTTTTGTGCAGTAAGGTGATGCAAGTTGTATTGAAATTGACGACATAGTGGTATCCTTATTAGTTGCATTTAATAACATTAGGCTACATTCGACCTCGCAATGGTTCAAATGACCTACAAACGAGATGATATATCCAATATGACCAACATGCAAGATAAAGTGGTTCATTTTGACTACAGAGGTGGTCGAGATGTGACTGATAAGCTTAAAGAAGCTTTAAACTGTGACTCTTTCGATGATGTCGCTAGGACATTTGACATACCAAAGTCAACAATTTTCACGTGGCATAAACGTGATATGACACCTTTTGAAATTGCCGTAAGGATTCATTTAGCTAAAGGCGTGTCTTTAAGATGGCTATTACTTGATGAAGGCGAAGCTTTTGAAAGTACTGGTGTGATATTAAAAGAAAAACTTACTATTCAAAAAATAGCGAATGGCATATTAGTTGAGTCAGGAGAAATGGGTCTTGATGTCGTAACTATGAAACGTTATGGCTTAACACCAGACAACATACGCGTAGTCGATCTTGATGGTTCTTTATTATTTGTTAATACAGAAGAGATTAATCCAAACTCTGGACGTTACTTATTGGATATTGATGGCTCCATTTCCGTCAATCACTTACAACGTTTACCTGGTAAAAAACTAGCTATGATTTATGGTAATGCACCAATTGAAGTGGAAGAAGCGGATATTGTGGTGCTGGGACGTGTCGCGCTGGCGATGGAAAAAGAGTAGTTAGAAGAACTTAAAACATGCTATCCGTTTAATTCCATTATAAAAGATACGGATAGAACTATCTCTTAGTTATTACTGATAGACATTGCCCCCCTAATGGCTGTATATTCTCCCAGTATTTTAGTCGTTACAAGTTGTAATCATGAATATTAAAACTGTTGTTTATGCTTAATATAATAGTATCGTTAAAGTGTAATATTCATGGCTTGCCTTATACCAAGAGAGAATTGAATGAAGGTCCTTCTTTCCATCAAACCAGAATTTGTTGCCAAAATTTTTTCTGGTGAAAAATTATTTGAATACAGAAAAGCTGTATTTAAAAAACCCGGTGTTAAATCCATAGTTATTTATTCGACAATGCCAGAAGGAAAAATTGTTGGAGAATTTTCTATTGGTGACATTCTAGCAAAACATCCAAAAGAGCTTTGGGAAGAAACCAAAAAAGTATCAGGTATAAACAAAGAATTTTTCGACGAGTATTTTAATGACCGAGATATAGGTTACGCAATTCAAATTAAAGCACTAAAAAAATATGATCAACCAATTGACCCTTACAAAAAAGAGAGAGGCTTTAAAGCCCCCCAATCTTTCAAATATTTAGATTCAGATTCAGTCCTTTGCCTGACTTAATTTTTTATAAACTTAGCTTCAACTTCCGAAATATCTAATATGTTTTGGAACTGGCCATTTGACAGTTCCAAAAAGCTCCATCGTTCATCCCGATTTAAACCTACATCATCAGCAAGTCGCTTCCTGATCGGTCTCTTCGGTAAAGCTACATTATAAGTGAAGTTGATGATATAATTATATCTTCTTTCTCTATATATGCCTCGAAGTTCCGTATCACTGAATACGCTAAACTTCACGCATTCACTTACAAAATCATCTTCTGTTTTATAATCATTAAGCGTATGAACACCTTCGACGACACAAAGAGAGGTCGCAACTGCACTATACTCTGCTGGAGTTAACTTATCACCGGTTCGATAAATAACAAGTACATCTCCCCTTCGTAACTCCATTACTCCTGACATCTGGCAAATATATATTTTGTGGATACTATTTGAATGTGATACATCTTTTACGATATTTTGAGATTCATTATGCAATATCGAATCAGGAAAAAGCTTAGTATGATGATCTGGATAGATACTCAGCAAATACTTCTTATTATCTCTGATGTTGATGAACGGGTAATCTTTATCGACATCACCATGCATTTTATTTAGAGCTCTTAATAAAACCTGCTCCACACCATTTGGAGTAGTCTTCGTAGCAAACAATTCAAATCCATAGCGAGTAAATAACTCTACTAGATATTGATGCTGCGTACCGAATACCGTTACGTATATATCATCTACATCTGGATTTTGCGCTAGAGCGTAATCAAATATTTTTTTAAGATAACGATCCCCTCTACGCGTTCCTTGGGGATTAAATTTAAAAGTACCCACTTTCATATGATTTGAATTAGGAAGAAGAGGTACCGTATCATCACCCGGTCCAGTCTCGAACTTACAAAAAAGAAAGCCCTCTATTTTTTGCTGAGTATTATAAAGTACTAAAGCCGTACTTTCAGATTTTCTACCAAACCAATCAGTAAATTCAGCATATCCTGATTTCAATGAATCAAAAAACTCATCGCCTAGATTTATGTCTTTAAATTTTTGTACTTTCAAATTTTCCATATTCAATTTCCTGCGTGAAATCCGCAAACGTAAAAATTATCGTTTACAGTGTTAAATACAAATTTAAAGAGGTAGTATCTCACAAATAACTCTTTATAGTTAATAACTTACATATTTTCGTGAGGTTAGGTATAAAATAATGAGCAACTATTTTTATTAATAAATTAGTTTTAAAGAAAGAGGTTATCCTGTAGATTATTATTTAGTAATAAATGGGGTATTATCCTTTAGATAAAAAGTTAATAGGAATAGGATTAATAGGCAAGTATCACAGTTTAATATCTATAACTGCGAGTAGCTAACAACTTCACAATTCCCCCTCCTAACCTACATGTCTAAATTTATTTAGTTGCTAGCTTTACTGCATGCCCATAATAACGGAAATAACTCTATTGCTAGACTTTATAATGCCCAATTTAATTCTAATATCGTTATACATTACAGCTGTATTTTATCCAGTACATTTAAGGTACCCCTTTAAAAAAGGAGCACAACTCACCACTGACCAACTCTTTGCTATCCGTGGTCGCTGTATTCTTTATTTTGTCTTAATGTCTGGGATATCGATATTGATTTGTTATCCAATAGCGTATCGTCAGGTTAATTTGGGGGGATAAGTTCCCCCTCTTTCATCGGTTCAGGAAAAGGGGTTATTTAACTTTTGAGATAATTAAATGGTATTAACGCCAACCGAAACCACACGGGTGCAGGTTTTGAGCCTTTTTTTGCAAAAAATGTTACGGTGTTAACTGTTTGATTTGAGGCTCTTGTTAAGCGCAATCTAGTACCAGTACTGAAGCTACGTTCATTAAGCTATCTAAGTCATCATCCCATATAGCACCTATTTTCATTACTGAAACGAGTTCAGCGAACTTAGGGTCAGTAAGTAAATTAGTAGCTGTTGAAGCTGAATAATTTGATTCAGGCTGGCATTCTTCGAGAAGACCCTCAACAATATTTTTCAACCTATTTTTACTTCGCGTATCTTTTCTTTCGATAAAAATATAATAACGATCCCATGCAGTATCGATTAGCTCATCAATCTTTTCGCCTATATCAAAACGGCTCATTACTAACCTTGATGAGTGATTTAGATTTGTTACTTCGATTGTATAATTACCTTTTTCGGTTTTCCCTCGAAGTCTATAAAGCCGCATTGACAAGTGATCTTTTGGATCATCAACATAGGGATTAATAATTGGTTTATCTATTACATTATGAGTTCCTTTCGAACCATTGCATTTCTTACATGATGGTAAAAGGTTTTCCCATATTACGACTTTATCTGCGTTATGTTTTTTGTCTTCGAAATGCTCAACCTCCATATAATTACTTTCTGAGGTCAAAGGGCATTCGCAATATGCGCACTTACCATGACTAGATCTTAACAGGGGAATTTTTATATGGTCGTTATTCCATACAGAGGATTTTGTGGACTTAAAATTATCTGTAAGCTCTAATACTTTTTCATCGGATAAAAAATCTGGTTTACTTTCTCTTTCTAACTTTATCATTCCGCGCCACCTTTTACTGACGCCAACTCTAACTTTAGTAGCTTTCTCATATGATTATTTGGATGAAGTAAGTTATCTAACTCAGCATAAGCGGCTTCAGCTGCTAGATAATCATCTTGGTTTATTGCATTTTCAAATTTACTTAATTCTTGATAATATTTATCAGTCCTTGTATCTGACATTCCCATCACGTCTGTCAATATTTCCTCTACCGTCCATCCCTGATATCCGTACTTTCTTCCATCTAATTTTCTGCGATATACTTGTCCATTATCTGTTGCCAACGCAATGATTTCATCTGAATTTGCACTTTGTAAAATATGAGGGCTATGTGTAGATGTTATAAATTGTGCACTTGGAAATACTTGCACTAATATCTTAGCGATTTTACTCTGCCATTCAGGGTGAAGATGAAGCTCTAATTCATCAATAAGGATTATTCCATCAAAATCACTCGCATTAATACAAGGCTCTTTAAACCTAAATTCTATGTCCTTAATTATTCCGAAAATAATCGAAAGACAAGACTTAAAGCCAGATGATAGATACTCGTAGTAGATATCACCATTTGGTGTCTTAATCATAATTTCGTTAGAAGAAGCCAGCACTTTACTAAAAGAAAACTCATTATTTAAGAGTGAAAAGCTTTTCTTGGCTAATTCGAAGTTGTTCACTTGTTGCTCAGTTAGAGCCCCTTCGTGAGCTGAGTATAAAAACCTATTTACAAACCAATTCTTTACTTCATTTATCTTTACACCTGACTTTGCTTCTTCGTAAGTATTATAGTCATCCTTAGCGACATCTTTACCTACTGAATCCAATGCTCGATATTGAAATGATCTATTTACTTTAAGAGAGAGAAGCTTTGATGAGTGCAGGTGTAACCCATTGATATTTGAATCTTTATCTGGAGAAAAATCGTCAATTATGCTGCTAGTATGAGTGGCTGTGCCATCTATATCTATAATTGCACTAAAGTTACCATATTCCCAAGATACGTTTCTTTTTAAGATATTTGTCGAATGTATAGAAAATGAATGGGCAACACATTCCAGCAGGGTGGTTTTCCCGATCCCATTTGGGCCACATATAAAATTCATGTGCTCATTAAAGTCGATGTGGATTTTTCCAATCCCGCCGATTCCATTAATATCAATTGATTTAATCTTCATATTATCCCTAAAACGTTACCTCAATGTAACAATGCGCTTAACATTTGTATCGTAGGACATCTCAATTCCCCAAATCTGTTCACTCTAGTTAATAGCAACTAATTAAATGAAAAATAAGATAAAATGCCGTTCTGACATTAAAATATATTCTGAGAAAGTGTGCAGTCCTGCTATTTATTTTTAAATATTGTCAATTATTAACAATAGTTAATATATAACTGATTCTATTACCATTTTCATTTACTGAAAAGAAAAACACTACTCTTTAGTGGTAAAGCGTGATGTAACTAAGGAATAGACAAACTAAACGATATAAAGCCATGATTTTTGGTTAAAATATCTGCGACGGAATCGGTAGCTAATTAGATAAGAAACTTGAACATCAATAAATCTATGTTTAAGTCTGCATGATAAAACATAGATTATTACTACAATTGCTTTACAACTGTATATAAAAACAGTATTTGTTATCTTATAATATCAAATACGTCTTTACTCGTTATAAGGAAACCCACCATGTCTGTTCGCAATCTCAAAGATGGCCACAAGAAACCTTGGCTTTGTGAGTGCTATCCGCAAGGCAATAAAGGCAAGCGTATTAGAAAACGCTTTGCGACCAAAGGCGAAGCAACGGCGTTCGAGCGCTACACAATGAACGAGATTGACGATAAGCCCTGGTTGGCGGATAAGGCTGATAATCGACGTTTATCTGATTTGTTAGATCTATGGTGGAAGCTACACGGTAAAAACTTAAAAAGTGGCGTTCATGCATTTCGTCGACTTCAAATCATGTGTGAACAATTAAACGACCCCATTGCTGCCACGTTTACCGCTAAAGACTTTGCTCACTACCGCGCAAACAGACTCACCGTTGGGCGTGGTAAAGGCCGCAGTGGTGCAGAGCTATCTATCTCATCACAAAACCATGACCTGTTATGGATGAAAGTACTATTTAA